TACCGCATCTGCTGGCACGCTATATATGCTTGACGCCATGTATTTATAAACGTCTTCGCCCCTGTCGAACTGATCAACAAGATCATCCTGCCCTGCCAACCACGCCAACACGCGTGCTTCGATCTGCGAACTATCACAATCAATGAGTGTATGACCTGCTGGTGCTATGATGCTCTGCTTTAACTTCTTACCGTTAGGACCACGACTTGGCAGGTTTTGGAGGTTAATCTTATCATCTCCGCCCCACCGACCAGTATGCGCTGCATAATACCTCACAGGTACGGGCAGAATCCCACGACGGCTGATGTCTATAAACCGCTGTGTGCGTGTTTCCTCAAGCGTAGACTTCGTACCTAACCGAGCAGCGACCAGTGCTTGCACCCGATCATCCTCATGCTCTTGTAATGCTTTGAACGCTTCATCTGACTTGGCGAACGCGAATGTTTCCTTACCTGTGGTTGGGCTTATCTTTTTTGGCGGTGTTACACCTAACCCCTCAAGCACCACAGCAAACTTGGGGTTGGACATAAGTTCTTCTTTTTCGATGTTTGCATCGGCGAGTAGTTTGTCTTTGCGATCTTTGATTTCGGCAAGGTGCAACTCAAGAAGACCCGCATCCAAATCCACCATCGGTTCAACGAACATGCGCAACGTCAGGTCTATCAGCTTCAACTCTTTGCGGGGGAAGTCATTTATCATACGCATGAACAGTTCGTGAGTTATGTCTACGTCTGTGACACAGTAGTCTCCATAACGAGCTAACTCTTCTTCCGTGAAGTCCACCCTACGCTTGCCCATAGCACGTATAACTTCGTCACCTTTGTCTTGTAGGCCATAGGCTTTTGCGAGGTTTGCAAGCGATACACTGCTCTCGGTTCCGTGCAGCGCACGTGCCATGCATAACGTATCAGCGTATATCTTGGGTGTGATACCAAAGCTCCAGTTCAGTATCGCACCGTCGAACATAGTGTTGTGAGCCAGCACCATCTTATCAGACCAGTCATAACCCATCAGGTAATCTTTGATCTGATCATGCGTGCCGCTGACCCACTCAGTTTTTTCATCCCACTGCTTTACCGCAACTCCAATAACTTCAAAGTCACGGTGGCGAACGTAGTTTTCAGTGGTGAGTTTAGACAGGGAATAATCCCTGTCATAGAACGTTTCAAAGTCCAGAGTTATTAGCTTCATTAATCGCTACCCGCGATCTCGCCACCAATAGCCGCATACCCACAAATGTCGATATACGTGTCAACATCCTTCGGGCCATCCCCATGCAAGCGGGATATCTTTAACAATACCATCATGGCAGCAACATCACGTGGGGATATGAAATTGTTTAGCCCCAGATGCGCGTTCCAATACCCAGCGATGCGCTCAAAGCTATCGGAGGCATCCCCGTACTCTTCGTGGCGCTCACCGTTGATAAGCTGATCCGCTGCCGATAATATGCTAGAGCGTTTGTTTGTTTCACGTGGAACAATCTCTTTGCCACCCTCCTCATCAAAGTCAAACAAATCCTCAACGTTAAAATCGTTGGAGGTTTCCCCTGTGGCCTCGCGCTTCGCTTCCAACTCAGCAAAGTATTTAGCATCCGCTTCCGCTTCCGCTGCATAGTCGGTGTCGTCTATGTGCAACTCCTTCGGTGCATCCAAAACTTCTTGTGGGGTTCCGATCTTCTGCATCAACTTCCACACATACCCGTAGGACGTTCCTGTGCCCTTGGCGATGTCTATTATTTTTGCCTTGGGGTGCTTAACTCTGTAGGCCCAAATCTTTTCTTGCTTCTTAGTCATGTCGTTCTCCTAGTTTCCATTCGGGCACCTACCCGATTACGTTTTTGGGATCTGGTATCGCAGGGCAACCAATGGAGAAAGTCACCCTGCGAACCAGTATGAGGTCAATGGCCTGAAGTACATCCGAAACGCCAGACTGGTAACTCCCTAGCGTAACGGGCGAAAGGATGACCACCCCTCACTGCCGTGGATATTTCATGAACAGAGGTCTCTCACGGCTCTACCTCCCCACCCTCACAGTCACGGGTGGTAACTTGTTCAGTCTACCTTACGAGGCAAACCAAATTTCTTTTTCATGTTGAACGCCCACTTCTTACTCTTGCCCATTATATCCGCTGCATCCGTCACAGTCATCTTGCGTTGTAACATGCGGTTGAGCACCTCGGCGTCTTTGGTTAGGGGTAAGTTGTTAACGGGTTCCTTACGTGGCCTCCCGCCCAGCTTACCATTTTCTTTTGATTTAGCGCCATTCTCCATGTAGCGATTACGTGTCTCCAAGCGCGGGTTATCCGTTTTATCCTGTTTGATCTGCTTTAACCAGCAATCACGGTAGAACGGCTCATACTCCTTTCGATGCGGTATTTTCAAAGTTATTTGCCCCGCAAGTCATTAAGCATGCTGAAGGCGAGATCCATATTGGTTTCGCTGACAACCAGCGCAACGCCCCCTGCAGCTATTATTTCGTTTAAATTTTTCTCCTGCAATGGCGTTGGCTTATTCTTGCCAGCCTTGCATTCGATCCCTATGAACTTGCCATCCATACACGCTATTATGTCAGGCACACCGCTACGACCATACCCACCTGTAACTGGGTAGAAGTAGTACGCACCTAAGTCTTTTAGATGCGCAACCACTTTCTTTTTTACCTTTGCCTCTGGGGTCATTACTTCGCCAACTTTTGTATTGTGTCAAGGAACCCCTTAACTTCTTTACGGCATGCTTGAATGTTTGCCAGAGTGCGGTTCATGTCAGCTACTTGTTTCTCGAAACTTTTTATCTTCGTTTCAAGATCAGCGATGTGCGTATCGGTGCGATCAATCCACAGATGCGCTTCACCCACACTTAACTGATCATCCTCATTACCATCGGGGCCAAACATATCTTCGCGTATTGCTTTGACCCAACCCCACATTATGCCATTCTCTAATGCGTCAGCTACAGTCTTATCCGTTTCGGATTTTGTGTAGCACTGTTTATCAATGCTATATACATCTTGCAGCATTAACATGATATCACGCTTCTGTTCGCGTGACGGTTGACGGTTTGGTTCGATTTTAGTTACGTTAGTTTTAGTCACTTTTTTCTCCTTCCGCTTTGTCATGCATACATCACACACGACACCCTTTGGGTATATTTTCCAGCCCAGCTTATGTAGCTTCTGGATAATCGTTTTATTGTTTTGGAACTCGGGCTTGGCTTTACGATCCCCGTGCATGCACGTTACAAAAACCTCATTCGGTTTTACGCCGTGGTCTTCGCATTCTTTGCAGACACACTTCGCCTGTTCCTTCCCGTCTTTATAGACAGCAGTAATAGTCATAGAGTTACCTCCTAGTAAGTTTTGCCCACGTACCACGCAGCGGCCATCAGTGAAGCTGTTATGACAACCCACACGTAAACCTTGGGTATACGGATGACGAAATAGTTATGCGCAGTGGCGGCAGAGTTATAACCTACAGCAGTGTTGTAAGTATCAGTGGTTTTGACGGCTGGCTGTTGGCTCTTAGTCTTAACAGGTTTTGTCTTAGCCTTCGTCTTGGCTGCTGGAGCTATATTACCACGAGAATTGGTAGTAGCGTTGGGTGACACGTTATCTGCAAAAGTAAAAGTTTCCCACTGACCCTTACCCTTACGCGAGTGGTTACCATAGTGCACAGGACCATAATGCGATATCAACTTCCCACGCGCCTCACCTGTCAAGTTATCAGGAACGAACCAACACATACCATCCCAACGTGCGCCTAACTTTTTAACATCTTCCTTTTGCCCATATGACGCGTTGCGTAAATAGTATTTTGGTTTGGCCCGTATCTTTCCTGTGGGGGGCTTTTTAAATACTTGCACAACCTCCTCATCAGTTAGGTTGGGATCTTTAAACGCTTGTACTGTTGCCTTCTTTGCTGGCTCATCAGCCTCATCCCAACCATCCAATATTTCATCTAACGATTTTAATGGCTTTTTAGGACGCCCCTTCGGATTTTTCTGTGTCCAAACATCAAAATTCTCGGCAAGCTCTTCCAGCGTAGTTGGCAGCGGCGCTATCTTGTTCATCGCATACGCCTTTGCCCGTACGCTTTTAGGTGTGCGCCCAAGTGATGCCGCAATTTCGGCATGGCGCTTGCCCTTAATCCTAGCCGTTAACAGCTCATTGATTTCTTTATTGGTAAAATGTTGTGTCATGATCTTCTCCTTGTCATTCGGGTACATGCCCGATTTCATTTTATAACCCAGTACGTGTTCTCCTCTGGCCTTGACCCTACACCGTCAATTTCGTCCAGAGGATTTGGCTCTAACACAGATAGCGAGTTAACCCTGTCTTGCACCCATTTAGGGGTGTCATTGAGTGACATGTAAAACTCTGTGCTATAGTTGTCAAGTGATAAACTACCAAAACATTGTACACGGATACATGAAGTAGTAGGGTCTATTATGACCCTACATGTTGTATCACCTGATGGATCACGCATCTAAAAACGGATTTACTTCGTCAACGTGAATTGTGTAGGCGGTGTCACAATGCTTGAAGCCAACACCCTCGACATAGCTATCGTTAGGCATGATCTGCAACGTCGATACCCTGTTAACAATCCAGTCGGGCACCTCCTCTTGGAGATATACTTCATTACCTGACACGTCAGATATAGACGGGTGATAGTCTCTCCCGTTCGCCACGTTCACCGTGCCGACCATCTTATCGCCATATTTGTTGGTGCGCATCTCGACGTAGAGCACGGGTATGACCTTATCGTTACGTTTGTGCATCACGTCAAACTTGTTAAGTAGATCCAACACACCCTCCTTGATGCTTTGATCGCTGAACTGATAGTCTGTCGCTATCATGTGTTTGAACTCACCGAGCAACCTGTGGCCCTTTGGCCTGAAGTCTATCTGCAAGTCCAACTTCTTAGCCGATATCCTGACATCTGAAGCAGCCTCACCTTGCACGTTACATATAGAAGTAGCGGCTTTGTAGTTAGATATTCTAGCGCCCTCCTCCACGGTGTAACTTCTCAGCATTTGCGCAGCACGTTTGATAGCCTTGTCACGCAGATCGTACATGACCATGTGGTGCTGCACTTTGTCCGAGCGATACTTGTTGTTTTCATGGAACGGCGAGAACACGCAAAACTTGGGCGGTTTGGCCGTGCTAGCAGTAAGATAGTCACCGTACCCGATCCAACCCATGACGTAGGTATCGCCTTCGCGGTAGATGTAAGCTGACCTGTTGTCACGCAATTTAAAGGACGTGCCACGTAACTCGCTACACAGTAGCTTGGCATATTCCATCGTGACAATGGTCTGTTGTGATGGCGTGGAAGCATCTGTGATATATGTGCTCACGAGGACATCATGGTTCCGTCCAGCTTCGTGGACCAATGTATGTTCAGTCATTAGTTATTCTCCATTTCCTGTTCGGGTACATGCCCGATTGATGGTTTGGCCTTTGGCCTTATTGTTGAAGACAGCACATCTGTCTGTTTGCATTGCCCGATTGCATTCTTGTCGAACGCATAGACGGGTTCGTAGTATGCAGGTAACGCGTCACCACACGCATCTGCACTGGGGAAAAACGTTGTCGATTGTAACGTCTCCCCGCTAATGCTGTATGTCAGCATCAGTATCGTAAAATATTCTATCACTCCGCTTCCTCCTCTATTGGCCAAGTACGGGGTCATCCCACTTACAACCCCCACCACACACACCACCACTTTTTTCGTAGTAGTCTTCCTTGACGCCTTGATGGCAGATCACGCAGTAGCACCCGCTCTCCCCCTCTATGTCTTGCCAATCCTCTGAAGGTTCGCTACTCGTAACTTCCTCTATGTTGAAGTGAACACCGTAGTAGTCAGGCGCTCTCTGGTCTTCATCCCAAATACGATCTTCGGCGGCAATACGGCGAGCTTCTGTTTCACTCTCAGCCTCCTCGAAAAACACGTTGGTCTGCACGACCTCTACACGATACCGTTTCAATGTAACCGCCCCCCTTGCTTCTTGACGCAACGATCTAAGAAGTTAGCTGCATCTTCAGTGGCTCGCTCCATAAACTCCTCACGCGTATCAACCACCATGCCTACTTCCATGAACTCTGTTAGAGCACTATGCATCGCCACCACCAATGTGGACTTGAGATCATCATCTTGATCAATGAACTCGTCACCGAATGATATGCCGCAAGTCATGCCATGCTCTCCAAACATCACGTGGAACTCAGCAATTTTCATGTGTTTCTTAGTCATTTATAAAGTCCTTCCTGCTAACGTGTATTACAGAACCGAATGGTGGGTTCGCACGTTTGTTATCAATAATCACCCACAACACTGGATGATCCCATTCACCCCACTCACCCCAGAGATAGCCATCTGTCAGGACGATGGATGCCTCTAGCTTGATGCCGTGTTCTTTGAGATACTTCGGTACGCATGTTACGTCAGTGCCACCACCACCCACGGGGTTCGTGCGTGCAACAACGGTGTCCAACTCGTGACGTTCATACTTCTCGTACCCACACACTTGAGTATCCCAATAGCTCACATGAAGCTCCTCGGGTGTTACAGTCTGCACGATACTCTCAACTTCAGTCAACATAATTTTTGCTTCGATGTCACCGATAGATCCAGACATGTCGTTATGCTCGCCCAACAACAGCACAGTGTCATCGTAGTGCGAGGGCATGTACATCCCACCTGCTAGGTATCGCCTGTTAGGCTTACGCCACGTACTGTTGGCAGTCCCCGCACATGTTGCATTGTACCACTCGCGCATGGCCTCGCGCCAATTAACCTTGGGTTCAAGAAGCTCGTCGATGTGGCGATTGCCACCGCTGCCCATCTTGCCAGCGACCATTGCGCCTTGACGTATGGCCTCGTCGATCTCGCGTTCTAGCTCCTGTTGCTCCTCACGCGTCAACTCTTCTGCACCATCGAAGTCGATCTCATCGAACACATCACCATTCGGGCAGCTACCCGAACCAGTTTCACCGTTAGTGCCCACGTTCCCCCGGCCCGGACCACCTCCATCATCACCACCTGACTTCTTATGTAGCTTCCAGAACACCTTGGCGGTATCCCACCCAGCGAACTGCGGATCGTAGCAACACTTCTGGAAATACTGCCCATCGCCATAGGATATATTCTCGGGCATCTCGACAAATCCGTCCTTGCCATAAGCTTCCATGATCATCCAGTTGATCACAAAGTCCATCGCCATGTTTGCAAGCTGCGGGTCAATCTTAGCCAAGTGACGCCAAGTAACCGGATGCTTGTACATCTTGTGATACACCTCATGTATTACGACAAAGCGTATCTGCGGATCGTTGAGCGCACCCATGAAGTCACGGCCATACCACTCGTCGCGCCCGTTGGTGCATGCTGTAGGTATCTTGTCAGACACAGACCGCTCGCCAATCATCAGCATGTTAGACAGTGCTGGCTCTCGTTTCATCCACGCGACCACCGCTCGGGATAGTCGCTGTTCCAATGTCATGCTTGTATCAAACATTCTCTTTCCTCTCTGCTTCGTAGCTATAATCTGTTAGCTCTTTTGTTTCTTCTTTTGATGCACGGCGCACTACCACCGCGTTCCACATAGCAGCCGCCTCCATTGCGTCTGCATCGCCTGTGCATGGGGTAAAGAATTTCTCATCGCCCTCACGCATTAGATACCAGATACTTGACATTACTCGCTCTCCTCCGCTTCTTCATCTGTGGGAAAGGACACGACAACGTGGCCATATTCTTCGTGGGTGATCTCCCACTTGTGGGTCGGGCAAGTCTCCAACCACTCAAAAAATTCTTCCCTATCCATTACTCGCTCTCCTCTTTGTGATCGGGCAGATGCCCGATTGATTTCACCTTATCCACGTCCATGTACCAACCCTTCGCAGAGCATGAGACTGTATCCAGCCCCATGTCACTTGCAGCGATAGCGTTAATAGCTTCCACGGTTACCAACACCTTCACGGTTACCTGATACTTCTGCATCACGATTTATCCGCTTGGAACATGTAGTTGTTCAGACGTGCCCATTCACCGAACTTCTTGTTCTGCATCACGACTGGGCGCTTGCTGTATTTCTCGTTGACCACCCCATTGGCAAACATGCCTTGAGCCTCGGCACCCAACCGCTCCATGTATGTCATCCACGCGTCAACCCAATCACGCTCGATTGTAGATAACGTGCGATACACAACCATACATGTTGCTGCGGCGGAGCTGGGCACTTTGGCATTTACTGGATCGGTCTTGATACTCTCCAGTGACGGTAAGTCGTTAGCCACATTCACAAAGGCCATAAGCTGCATCGCTGCCTGTTCACCCACGGTGCCAATGAGTGCAGCAGTTACCATATGCGTGCTCATCATGTGACGCTTTTTGAGTATGTCACTTGCGGCTTCACCTGACCGCCACGTCCAGAACGATTGGCGAGACGGATCTTTGGGGTGGAATATCATCAGATTTTCCTGTGGATCGGGCACCTCGTCGAATGTCTGCGCAACCTGTGGATTGTCTTTGACCCAACCTAGCAATACGGGGTCAATGTCATTGTCCAGACCCCATTCGATCCACTTGATCGCCTCAGTCTTTTTTATTGTCACGATTGTCGAGCGGTTACGCTGGTGCGGCTGCAGTATGTCACCCAGACCCTCGCCTGACTTGTTAGTCGTAGCGAACACAATGCTGTCGGGGTGTAGCTCGTATGGGCCAAACTTCTTCTCGTACATAATGCGGTTGAGCGCATTGAGAATTGACTTGTTCTTACCAATCTCGTCGAGCATGAGTATGATCGGCCCGCTCTCGTGGAAGCCTAGCTCCTGAGTTGTCACATGGTTGAAGAAGTCTTTATCATCCACGTTGCTGAACTTGGGCAGTGCCATGTCACCCGCATCTACCTTGGTTGTACAGTCAAAGTAATACGGTTTGTGTGTGGGTAACATCTCAGCCAGCATGGGCAGCATCGCTGATTTGCCACTGCCCATATCACCCTGACCGATAACAGTCTGATGACTGCCGATGATGCTGATCAATTCCGCGCACTCTTCGATGTCCAGTGCGTACATGTTTCTTGCGTTGTTCATTGTCGTTCTCCTAGTTTGGTTCGGGTATCTACCCGATTACATGTTAAGTGATGGGAGGCTGCTTAGTGCCTCGGTTAGTTTGTTACGTGTATTCTCACGCACGGTGGGGCTGTTGCGGATAGCATCTGTTGAGACGGTATCCAGAGTGACCGACAGTTTACGGCGCATGGCATCCATCTGTGGGTCAGACGTAATGTTGCATGTGTGTAGCATGTCAGTCAGAGCAACGAGGCGGTCAAAGATACCATCGCTGATCTTACCCTTTTTGCCTGTGGTCTCATCCACAGATAGGTTGGCGATAAACTTCTGGATCTGATCGTGTAGTTGTGTCCACAGATCCTGCATCGCACCCTTGAGACGTTCTTCATTGGATGACTGCATCTGACTTCTTATGTAGTTCTGACCTTCGACACCGATGTCATTACGGAAGTCACCCGCCTCTGCGATACCCGAGTAACTGAGGTTCATGCGGAACCCCTCTGATTGTAGGTCAGTCAGTGACGGATATTGTAGCGGATCATACAGATCACCTAACTCACGAGGTGCAACCACATCGCGCTGATACTCATAGGTGCCGAGGAATATATCCCACAAGTCTTTGCCTTGGTCGATGGCATAGGTGATCTTCTCGTGAAACTCAGGGTACATCTCATTGGTTAGGAGACGTGGGCCTTTGTCCTCCCACGGAAGTGTGCGTGCGTAGTACACGTTATTGCGCACGTCACCGACATGGGTCTTGAGTGCTTTGAACTCATCGTTGTTGATGAGCGATTTGGTTAGGTTGAACCGCATCTTGTCGGCGCGGTTGTTGGTGGCGACTTCCTCAGTGGCCGTGCGGTCACCCTTGCGGAATGTCGGGATGGTTACGCCAAACTTAACGAGCATGGCAGCGGATGATATAGTAGGTGCAGACATTGTTTTCTCCTATTGTCTGATCGGGCAGGTGCCCGAATGGTTAGTTGGTCACGTGTTACCGTGACTTCTGGTTTAGGTGTAGCAAGTCAGACTTGCTGGTTACGAGTGTGTACGCTTGCTTTGGCAGCGGAACGACACACCACGATTGGCGCTGTTGTTCGGCGCTTACATCGCCACAGTCCAAACACACATTGATGTTTAGCTCGGTCTTGCGGCGTAGTGGGTATGACGCATCACATAGGATGCAGTTGGCTGTTTGTGTCATGATTACCTCAAAGTTGGATCGGGCAGCTACCCGAATGGTTGATAGTGGTTAGTAGTGGTGAATAGTTATGAGCAGTGCTAGTGCCTATCTTGTGTATAGCACATATAACACCTTATGTCAAGAGATCGTACTAAGTATTATAAAGTGGTATATGGTGTAATGTTACGTATTGTTACACAGTGGTGGTCTGTAAGTTATTGATAACAAACGAATGTTACAAAGTTACAATGTTACAGACCCCTAAGTCCAGATTTTTGTGGGTGGAACTAGGCCAGAAGACCCTCTCTCACCCTCTCTAATAATATCTATATACTATACTTAAAAACTGTAACATTGTAACATTCCTTTAAAATCAAACACTTATGCCCTAAAAAAGTGTAACATTAGTTGTAACTTTGTAACATTCTTTATTTATCAATGGCTTACGGGTGGAACTTCAATCGGGCACCTGCCCGAATGGTTATCATAACGTGCTAAGGCGCAACGCTATCTAGGAACTGGTATTAACTTATCGCGTACATTATCACTGAGGCTCACCGCTATCTATGAACTGGTATCAAATAGCATTCGGGCACCTGCCCGATCATAACTTGTTAGGTCGCTGTGGCGAGGCGCAACGCTAACTGAGAACTGGTATCAAATTCAATTCGGGTATGTACCCGATTGTAAACTATCGTATCGTTGGACATAAAAAAATGGCCAACCCCGCGAAGGGCTGGCCAGAGTAGTTAACAAGTTAACCTGCGCGGTTAGCTTCTTTCTTTGCAGCTTGCAATGCCACGATCAATTCGCCTGCATCGTATATGCTTTCGTCGTTGTCTTTTATGTCGCGCACCATGCGGATCATATCATCCAACCCCTCTACTATTTTCGTTTGCACGTCTTTGGTGGTTGACGCTGAGCGCTTGTATAAATCGGGATTAGCGCGCTTGTGTGCATTCAAGATGCCCTTGTACCATGTTTTGGTGAGAAGATTAGATGCGCGGTTAGATAACGCGTCGCGCTCGCTTTTCGCGTCTGCATCGCCCTCGGTGTCTTTCCAGAATTGTTTTTCCTCGATAGACCATGAAACGGCGCGGGCTAACGTCTTAAGCGCTTCCCAGCTTTCCTTTGTTGCGGTTGATTTACCGAGCGCCACGTTGCCCGATGTTGGGCTAACTAACATGCTAGGCGTAAACTTCTCAGTGATCACTAGGTGATCATATCGAGCCGATGCGCTTGCATCCGCAACGGCCGCCTCTGCGAAAGAGCCGACAACGGCGCTAGTAAAATCAGAACCAAGCTTGTCAGCTTTGATGATATCCGCGCCAGCCTTGCGTGTGTCTTTGATGTCAAATGTAAATGTCATAGTAATAACCTTTCAAGTTATACGGCGCGAAACCCAATGTCTCGCTGTCCCGATAAACAATTTATGGCATGAGATAACACGTTAGGCAATACTTTGCCACGCCGTACAATCCCAATCGGGCACCTGCCCGAATGACAGATTCGTTAGGGGTACGGGAGGGGTACCCATCGGCTCTGTGCTTAGGATTCCGCTGTACGCTGTACACTACTACTTTACACGAACGATTACAAAATTCTCGGTTTTCCAAACACCCCCCTTTCTCAGACACCCCCCACCTCTTTTTGAAACCCCTTGCAAAAAATTTTTTGTAGTCTATTTTTACGAGTTATACGGTTTACACCTGCGAAAAATTATGGCGATAAATATAGAACCAGAGCTTGGAATACCTTTGAC